AGTCACCACTGAGGTGGAACTTACTGCTGAAGAAATCGCTCAGCGTGAAGCAGACGCAGCAGCCTTCGCTGTAGCAGAAGCAGAACGCATCGCAGCAGAGGAAGCAAAGGCAGCAGCAAAGGCTGCAGCCGAAGCCAAACTTGCAGCACTCGGTCTAACCGCAGAAGAAATCGCAGCACTAGGCAAGTAAAGAAAGCAAGGGGACAATGATTCAAAAGAATGAAACTGTAGCAATCGGCTGGTGTGACAATGGCACAACTGACGGCAAGTTTACCGAAGGGTTAATGACAGCAGTAATTGCTGGCGGTGCCAACGGTATGCCTATCCACACCAGTATCCGAGTCCAAGGCAATCAGATTGGCAGACAACGCCAAGTACTCTTTGACCATTGGGCAGATAAGATTAAGACTGACTGGCTACTGTGGGTAGATTCAGACATAGTCCTTAGCCTAGATGCTATGGCTAAACTGTGGAAGACAGCAGACAAGATAGGCAAGCCTGTCGTATCAGGTGTCTACTTCATCTCTAAGGAGAATGAGGGTAGCCTAATGAAACCATTTCCAGTCTTGTTCAATGATGTATCTGAGTATCAGATTCAATACATCCATCCGCTGCCTGACAACGAAGTTATCAAGATTGATAATGCAGGATTTGGTTTTGTCTTAATGCATAAGTCAATCATTCCTAAACTCCGTGAGGCTAACCCTGGCAAGGGTATGTTTATGGAGACAGGTGACGGGGACGACGAACACTTTATTGGAGAAGACATTATCTTCTTCCGACGTATGAAGACTGCGGGTGTCCCGCTTCACGCTCATACTGGGGCAATAGTCAAACACATCAAGAGATTCTCGCTTGACTATGACTACTACGCACTCTATTGGGCGCATCAACATTTGAAAGACAAACTTAAGGAACAACAAGAAGGCTAGGAGAATAAGTGGCTGGTCGTGATATTACCGAAGGTCGTGCCTCTCGTGCGATTGCTGTTGATGTAGGTGTTGTATCTGATACCTCTATCTGGCAGAACACTGATATTGCCTATGATGTAGCCCTTGGTGGGATGCCATTTATCTATGCTATTTCTGACCAGCGTCCATATGTCCGCCAGACTGCACCTTACCGAAAGGAACAGTTTGATAATCAGACTGAACCTGGTGAGCAAAGTCTTACTGGGTGGTGGATAAGAAGCCAGTCCTCGTTTCACGACGGGACTGGCATTACTTTTTATGACCCTGCTTTAATTCCTGGCGAAGGCACATTTCAGTTTAAGGATAGTAAAGGCGTAGATGTTTGGACTGAAGGTGAAGTAACTCTCCTTAATTCCAGTAGCCAAGGACATAATATTACTGGACCGATTGAATCTAATGGTCGTCCTAGCCAGCATATGCGTAGCATTCAATGGTCTGGCACCAATGGTGTACTCGTACTAGACGAGTATGATGTAGACAAAATTGATACCGCTGGAACTGTCACTCACTTTATTGATTATAACGCTGGTACTGATGACCAAGTCTATGCTATCTGTGATGACGGTACTGACGCTTATTGGGTAACTAATGACACTGGTCCATCAGGTAAGTTAGAAGTAAATAGAAAACCTTTGACTGGCAACTCGTCTACATCCGCTACTGTTATGTTTACGGCTAATGGTATTACTGTAAACAATGCGGTGATGGAGTTTGTTAAAGAACGTATTGTTATGTGTGCCAACAATGCTGTCTATGAGTTTACCTCAGCAGCATCATCACTACCTACAGCAGTTTACACACATCCAGCAACCACTCACATTTACACCAGCATTACAGCATCAGGTCCAGCCATCTATATCTCTGGCTACAATGGTATTCAGTCTACAATTCAGAAGTTTACTCTCAGCACAGCAGGTGCTATGCCGACGCTTACGTCGGCGGTAGTGGCAGCAGAATTACCAGTTGGTGAGATTGTTCACCGTATCTTCTACTATCTAGGATATATGGCTATCGGGACTAGCAAGGGTATCCGTATTGCCACAGTCAATGACCAAGATGGTTCTATAACCTATGGTCCTTTACTTGTAGAAACTACTCAGCCTTGCTATGACTTTGCTGCTAGACAGAATTATATCTGGTGTGCTACTGGAGTTGATGGTAACCCTGGAGTTATCCGCATTAACCTAGGTAATGAACTATCACCATTGCAATTTGCCTACGCTAATGACTTGTATTACTCGGGTGTGACTGGTCATAGCACTACTGCTTGTGCCTTCTTGGGCACAACTGACCGTCTTGCTTACTGCACAACTAATGCCTCATCTGCAGATGGATACGTTTACTCACAATCAACTGGTGCTTTAATGCCTAGCGGCTATCTCACCACTGGCTATATCCGCTACAACACTCTGGAACCTAAAAACTTTAAGCGTCTTATTGGACGCGGTGATTTTACCTATGGCTCTTTGACGCTAGAAACTGTAGATAAAAACGATACAGAGTATGACTTGATTTCGTATGATGCATCAGTTCCGCCAGTAGAAGTAACTACTAGCCAGCCAGTAGGCTCACAGGAATACATAGGCTACAAGTTCTTACTTTACAGAGATGCTACTGATAATACTAAAGGTCCTATCTTCAAAGGCTATCAGGCAAAGGCTACTATCGCTACTCCCCGCCAAAGAATCATTAAGTTTCCTGTCTTTAACTATGACATTGAGACAGATAAGTACAATGTAATGGTTGGCTACGAAGGACGCGCTATTGCACGTGTGGCTCAACTAGAAACCATTGAACAAAACGGTGATGTCATTACCTGGCAGGATTTACAGACTGGCGAATCTCGCCAAGTTGTAGTTGAGCAAGTTACTTTTACCCGACAAACTCCACCAGACAGGGGGTTCTCTGGCTATGGTGGAATCATTGACATACTTATAAGGACTGTATAAATGAATCCTGCTGACTGGGCTGGCTTAGCCGTTGCAATTACTACTCTCATAGGTGCACTATCAATGGGAGTTAAACATCTAACTAAACATTACTTATCAGAACTTAAGCCCAACGGTGGCTCCAGTCTTAAGGATAAAGTAAATGGTTTAGAAACTAAAGTAGATTTACTAACAGACTTAATTAAAGAAGCACTAAAGAAATGAGGGACAATGAAACCTACGGGAAAACCTGTGGTAGGGAAAGCCACGCCTGCGGCTATTGCTGTACTGAGACAAGCGACAGCATTATTTCCGAAGCGCAAGAAACTGTCAGACGGGCTTTTGCCGTCGCCAGCCCACCTACGTATGAGCCCCAATTCGGACCACAATACTGGGCTAGCAGTAGACCTGACCCACGACCCTGACAATGGCGTAGATTGTGAAATCATTTTTGAAAAACTTAAAGAAGATAACCGCATCAACTATCTTATCTTTCAAGGAAAGATTTGGTCACGGACTAGACGCAAAGAGGGCAACCGCAAGTACAATGGTAGCAATCCTCACAATAAGCACCTACATATTTCTATTGATAGGGCTTACGGTAATGACACTAGTCCTTGGTTCTGGTGGTTAAATCAACCTAAAGTTCTCAATCAGGTAAAGGCTAAACTGCAACCTACTCCTAAAAAGAAAGTTGTTGTTTCTCCTGCTCTTGTATGTACCTGTTGCAAGGTGCACCGTGCTACTGCCTGAAGGAGAACCTAACCCATTACTAGACTGTGATGGGTGCAATGCAGAAGGTGCTTATGTCTACAAAGGCTGGGCATTCTTGTGCGGTAAATGCATAGAAGAAAGAGAGAGTTAATGGAAACTCTAAAGCAACTATCCCTATCTTGGTTCCGTGCTGCAGCATCTGCTGCTATTGCACTCTACCTTGCAGGAGAGACTGATGTTAAAGTTCTAGGAACTGCAGCACTCGCTGGCTTCCTTGGACCTGTCCTAAAGTGGCTAGACCCATCTGCCGCTGAGTTTGGACGCGGAGCACGATAGCCCCATAAACGCCTTCTAAGGCGGTTTTTAGACACGAATAGACCCCTTTACCTAGTCCGATAGGTAGAGGGGTCTTTTCTGCTTTCTATCCAGTCTTCCCCTAACTGGTAGAAACCTCATTGATTATCAGGTTGTGCCAATACTGAGGGTAGTCTGAGGCATTAACAAAGACTACTAGGTCCCGCTCTTTAGTATCCCAACGGGTATGAAAGACTGGTTGTAGGTGGGCTATCTCTCTGGCTGGGACTACAAGTATGCCGTCTGAATATCTAAAACAGATACGGTGGTATGAGTAATCTGTATCTGTATATGGTGGTGCAATCATAATCTGCTGTAGTTTATTGAATGGGAAGATGGCTGGCTTGCTGCTATCTGTCTTGAGCCATTTAATTTCTAGGTCTCCGATGTAGTTTTCTCTACCATTCCCGTGTAATACAGTGATGTGAAAGTCAGTAAAGAAGAAGCGCGGTGTTGGATATAACTTCCAGTTGCCGAAGTATTCAGTCAACGCCTTGCTTGCTATCTGCTCCCGTTTACCATCCCCTGCTACTTGTCGTATAGGTTCAAGCGCCACGTCTATTTAACTCCCACTCTGGTAGTACAGGTTTGGCTGTGATGCCAAGTTGTCTGCGAATTAACTTACGCTTACGCTCAGTAGTTCCTGCCCAGTATCCAAGTACCTTGTTGTTTAGTGCATAATCTAAACATTCATTGTTGGCTGGGCAGCCCTGACAAATTCTAAATAACATCCGCTCATTCATATACTCGCCAGAGTCTTTGCTAAACCACTGCTCAGTATCAGTGCCTTCGCAGGCTGGTTTGTTTTTGAATTCAGTCATTACCACTCAACTCCAATCCAAAAGAAACCAAGGTCTAAGTCTGCGTGCCAACGGCTAATGCAAAAACCAAATCCAAATCTAGTTAGACTGCCACCTATAACCAAAGTAAATCGTTTATAGTTCCAGCCGTTGCTGTATCTAAGTTTCATTTAGCCTCCTGTTTTATAGAATCCAGTACCTTTAAAGTGTACTGGGTTTGCTGTCCAAATCCTAATCATTGTTTCACCGCATAGTTCGCAAGGGATAGGAAGATTGCTGGTTGTTTCAGTAATACTTCCGCAAGACTTACATTTAAAATCATATGTCGGCACAACCATTCTCCTCTCCTGTTGGTGTAGGTAACGTGACCATACTCCCACAACTAGCACACTCAGCATCTGTAAAGTAGAAGGCAATCTCACCATCTACAAATCCACCTAACATTACAAATACTTCACAACCACAAGCACAAATTTCTGTTGGCTCACCACGTAAGTCCATTGACTTGCTATAGTCCACTAAATGAAGCAGGTCACGAATATCCTTACTCGGTTCGGTCATCATCTTCTTCAATGACTGGGGCATCCTCATCTGCAAAGGGACGCCATCCACCTAGGTTTCTAATTAGGGAATTGATAGCACGCTGAACTTTCATTCTGGCACCATCTGGTGTTGTCTTTAAATCTTTGGCTATCAGGCTCCACTCGTTATTGTCTGTGCTGAATCTAATCCGTAGTACATTTTGTTTAGCCTCTGTGAGCCGATAGAAAGCGGTGGCTATGTCTGACCGTAGCACTAGCCAGTTGTTACCATCATTGCTGGGGTCTGACTTAACTGCTTTGAAGTTTAAGTCTTTAATCTTGGCTGGCATTTCGTATGACTCGGAGATAATGCTAGGCATAAATGCTTCTATGACTGTTGCGTCATAATAGTACAAGTCAAGCAACTCGTATCCGACTGTCTTTGCTTTTTCCTTTTCGCAATACTTGATGGCTGCATTGCGGAGGGATTTTGCTATGAGTTTGTCTTTATCTTTTTGGTCTAGGGTTGACCATTCGGAGTATTTATTGGGATGGGAAATGAACCAAAGCCATAATATCTGCTGTATATCCAGTGCATCTATCATCGGATAGCGTCTGTGATACTCAACTGCTAGTGATGAAACTAGCGAGTCATACTCAGTTATGTACTCCTGGTTCATCTATACCTTCCCACTGCCCCCTTTGTACCAATAGTCCAATTATTGCATAGTTTGCCAGGTCAAGCAGCGTATCTTCAATAGATTCGTAGTTCGGCGTGTCTATCTTTTTATAATACAAATGCTCTAGCCGTGTCATCTTGTCGTGCATACGAACTACAATGCCGTTCATAGCACCACCTGGTGCTTGACCGATATTGTTAGGACCATAGTCTGCGTGCTTACGCACCATAGTTATCTTAAGTTCTGACAGGATGTCATCAAAATGTTTAATGTCCTTCATCTAATACCTTCCGTAGTTCTGTATCTAAATCTGAGGTTAATTCTATAACAGTAACTTCGTCAATAAATTCCTGTGCTTCACCTTGTGCGGATGCCACAAGGAAGTTGGCTAGGATTGTGAGCAGGCTAAGCCCTACCTTTGGGTCTTTTTCGGTGTGAATATAAACATCTCTGAGTGCTGACAGTAGGTCTATACCTTTGGTATCTGTAATAGGTAGTCCAATAATCTTTGGGTTTTTCTCTATGTAATCCCATACTGACTCATCGCTCGTTGATGCATTTTCTGATTCGCTCATCTAACCAACCTGCCCCTTCTTGTAATACAATGCTGTTGACATCGTGCCCTTCGGGCATCTGAACTATATTCACATTGCCTAACTCTCTACTAATCTTCTTGCCGAACTCTAGTCCTGGGCTATCGCCATCTGCTAGCACAATAACTGTATCAAAGTCGTCAAGTATTTTGCTGTAGTAGGGCTTCCAATTGTTAGCACCTGGGATGCCGACTGCTGGATGTCCTGTCTTAACTACTGTTGTGATGCAGTCAATCTCACCTTCAGTGACACAGATATAACCATCTGCAGTGAGCACTGACTGTGCATTAAACATTGTTGTCTTAGCCCCTGGCAGACCTATGTACTTAGGGTCCTCGCCGTGGATACTACGAAAGCGCAGGTCAACCACGCCTGATGGCGTGATGTAGGGGATTACTAACTTACCCTTGTAGCCTTCGTGACCTGGTAATGGATTGTCCACTACTCCGATATGAAACTTCTTTGCTTCTTCTACCGACAGACCCCGTGTTGCCAGATAGTCTGTTGCTTGATGTATGTGCTGGGCGTACTCTGTCGCCGCCTGTAGGAGAAACTGTCTCTGCGTACTTGACAGCCTCACGATAGTTGCCTCCTTCTCTGTGCATAATCAAATCGTATACGTCACCGCCAACGCCACAACCGTGGCATTTAAATCTGCCTTCATCAAAGTTAATACCTGCTGATGCGTGTTTATCTGGGTGGAATGGACAGCGCATCTTACGCCAGCCACTGCCCACCGCTGGCAGTCTGGCGCCTATATGTTCTAGATAGGCAGCGATACTATGTTTGTCCATCTGCTTTCTTGAGCAGTGCTAGCCATACCTGTGCTGGCATACTGGCATACCACTGACCTACATCTCCTTTGCCTTTGCGCTTGTGTAAGACTACACCTGTCCAAGCATTGTCATTTTTCATCTCTACTTCTAACTCTGCTGTCCAACCTGCAAGGTCCATCTTTGCGTGGTTCTTAATCTCAATGGTAACTCCTGGCACACCGCTTATATCGCCTTTGTCTAAGGTTGCTCCTGCGAGTCTGCGGTCTGCGTACTTGTAACCATTGGCTTTAAGCCAAGCAACTACATCACGTTCTGCTTGGCTGCCCTTGCGTTTGGCTGCGCTACTCAATTGCTGCTCTTGCTACCTTCAATACTTCTGATTGTACTTTGTTGTAAAGATTATCGCTGTTGTATAACTCATCAACAATAATGTTCCACTCACCATCTGATACTGCTGCTCCTAAAAGAACTTCAATATCTTCACGGCTGAACGACATATCCCATATCTTAGTTTCCATACATTTGCTCCTGCATATATTTAACTTGGACATCATCTAGATACATACTGTCAGGGTTGAAGGCTAGGCTGACGTAGTTATTACCTGTCTGGTCTGCTCGTCCATATCTGTTTTTGACTGGGGCTACACAGAGATAGGTCTCATCGCCCTGCTTCATCTGACCGATAGTTAATACCATTGCTGGTATCTGATTGACAAGACCCTGAATGGCAGAGCGTGGCTGGCAGGGAAAACCCTCAAAGCCTTCCTTGGTATGGTGCAGAACTAGCACGGCTGCGTTGGTATCTCTTGCAAGATACTTAAGTTCCTTCATTGCTGCACGCATACCTTGGAATTCTTCGTGACCATCCATTGCAATATCCATTAGGTTGTCAACCACAATAAGTGTTGGACTTCTACCCCATACAGTTTCAAATGCACTGACCTCATCATCTAAATCTTTTAGAGTGGGAGTGGATTCAAAGGACCAGAACAAGTGATTGTTTAGGGTAAGAATTTCTTCTGCTTGATGTGGCTCACGCTTGAGCAATTGCTCTGCTGCTGTCTGTGTCATACGACCAGACATTGCAACAAGACGCATTGCCATAGTGTGAGCATTAGTATCTGCACTGAAGTACAGCGTAGGTACTTTAGATTTGGCTGCTATTGCCAGTGCAACTGATGACTTACCTGCACCTGGCGTGCCAGCAACCATCGTGATTTCTGCACGGCGCAGGATAATTCCTGCTCGCTCAAATGCCGCAAAGGCGGGCGGTAATGGTTCTCCGCCCACCTCTGCTTTGCTAATGCTGCGTTTAAGTGTACGCATTACTTCACTTGGTCAGCGACGAATGTGTTCCACTCTGGTGAACCAGCACGAACATACTGATTCTTGCACTTGTCAAATGCACCCTTTGGTGCTGGGCAGAAGTAACCACGATAGGTCTTACCGTCTTTACCTGTGCCTTGGATGGCAGTCATCTTTCCGTGTGGGCAGTTCTTGCCACCGAGTGATGGTGCTCCTGACCAGCCACCGTTATCGGCTGGTGTGTTGTCAATGATAGATGCGCCAAGCGCTGCTGCTACTTGGGCTGGTGCCATTGGTGCAGATACTGGTGCTGATGCACCGCGTACTGCTGACTCTAGTTCTGTGACGGCAGAACGAACTGCCTCTAGTGTTGTTGCTACCAACTGGTCTAGTTCATCTCCGTGCTCTGCACGAATTGTAACTAGTGAACCTGCTGGTGTCTTGACTGTGATACTGATTGGTGCTTCAGTGCTAGCCACTGATTGTCTCCTGTTCCTGGAATGGAGTAGCAAGACCTTTCTTGTCTCGCCACTGTCTTACCTTCATTGCAAATTGTACACCTTTCCAACCCTCTGCAATGTCTATCCAAACTAATTTACATAGACCTGTTCCTGCTGGAAGATGAATGATGATGGCTTTGTCTTTGTTGACATCGCCCCAACTACCACGGCGACCCGTAGCAATATCATACGGGGAGCCGTTAGCATATATCGCTAACTGAATAGCAATGTTATTAGGATGGTCAATGCGACCAGTCTTAATATCTGCAATGAATCTTTCACCTTTATACTCAACAACCCTGTCTGGTGTGCCAGCAATTTTGAATTTATCTAGCACGCAGAATTGTTCTATAAAGATTTTATTAAGTTGTTCTGTTGCTTTCTGGTAGGCAACTAAGTCTGCTGCCCACTCATCTGGGATAGGTCCAAAGTCCTGTCCCAAATCTATTTTTTCTGCAAATGAATGTAGTGCTGTGCCGATAGTTGCTGCACGGCTAGCGCCTGCAACTTCCATAGCATCTTCAATGTATCTATTAATAGCCATCTTATCTTCTTGTGCAGCACTGATGGCTAGTAGTAAGTCGCTGCGTACTGTTAAACCTATTGCTGCCATACGCATCTTCCAAGCAGTTAGTGCTGCTGGGTCATCAAGACTATTGGCAATTGTTGTAGCCCGTGTATAGGCAACTGGTTTGCCACCTGCTTTAGGTACAACTAATGGACGACCGTATCGGTCTCGTTCTATTTCTACTCGCATTTGTCTGTCCTTGTCTCCTTGTTAAAAGAAACAGGCTGAGAAAGGAGACTAATCAAAACCCAGCCTGTTTCAGTAGGCAGAGTGTAGCAGATAGAAAGGCGGTTATCTGCTCACTCTGATTTGCTGTGGCATTGGCAATCACAATGTCTCCTGAGTGCGTGGATACTGATGACCGCAGTACCTGTGCATTCACTGTGTTTGCCTACCATACACTTGCCAGTACGCAGTGCCTCACTATATGTGTGGTCTGCTATCTTAGGCATTACTGTATATGACCTTCTGCTATTAATCCTGTCAATAAACTTATGGCTTTTTTGATTCCTTCGTCAACAAACTCAGGAACATCAATAATTTCATAAGCAATATTAAGAGCGTCAAGCATATCTATAACATCACTATATTTATAACCTAGCATTACTGCTGCTCTACATCATTAACATCTATTGAATAGTCATCAACGGTGTTGCCGTCAAATTCTACAGTTAGATTGTTTTCTACTTGGTCTCTGGCATCATCCTCTGAGTCAGCCTCAATATCAGTTACTGTGAATTCAATTCTACCAGTGACTGTATACATACGCCTGAGTTTGTCTGCACCAATAGAGTCAAGTAGTTCGTTTACATCTTCAACTGTACAGGTAATTTCATCACTACCTGAATCATAGCGTTCATTGAAGAAGTCATAAACTTCTTGACGGATAGTAAGGTTTCTGGTTCTTACTTCAGTAGCAGTGTTCTTGTAGTACTGAAGGTCATTGATGACATTCTTAATCATCTCATCTGTGTACTTGACGGTGGTGCCGTCTGCATTTGTATGTAAGTATTCCATCTTAGTCTCCTATACTGTTAGTAGTTCTAGTGCACGTAACTTGATATTGTCGCTGGCACCAGACATCGTCCTGATGCCCAGCGATTTAGTTTTGTTCGGCTTACCGTGGTCTGCATATTCAACAACTGCTTGCCACAATCCGAACTGGGTGTCACGGATATTCTCCTGTGTTGGGCTGTTGGCAAAGATGTTCATTGCAGTATGCCGTGCAAAGTTAGCATTAGTGCGTTGCTTCTTCTCACCCTGTGATAGTAGATGTACTGGTGCATCCTCTATCTTGCTGGGTAGTGGGAAAACTTTCTTGAAATAATCAATTGCATAACTGCGAGTAACCTCACGCTCTAGCAATACATTTGCTAGGTTGCTGTACTGCTCAATGCTGGAGTAGGTAATGTCAAGAATGTTGCGAACATCATTAACATCTAGTCTTGCATTAGAGGTATGTCGTAGTGTGTATGTGTGCTGTTGGTTTTTAGCACGGAAGATTTTGTTAATCTGATTGCTGCAGAACAAACGCTCAATGATAGGGCGGATAAGAACTGAACCGCTACCATCGTGTGTAGTTTTGGCTAGCAAGAATGCTGCGTGTGGGTCGCCTTTAATCTCCATCTCATTAGGTAGTTGCAATAGCATCCATACCTTTGCCCCTGCATCATACTCACCTGCTGCTGCATAGCGAGCATCGCCTGAATCAATCAGGGTGTCTAGCACGGAGAATACTTCTGCGTTCTGAAATGGTTTATATTTAGTGCCAACAATACCAAGAGGAATAACTTCTCCCGTTGGTGTTGTCTTAACAACTGCTTGTTTGTTTTTAACTGGGATGTGAACTGGTAGTCCCTGTCCAGGAATCTGGTAGGTAGTAGTTACATCGTGTAGTGATACTGTCCAGTCAAGTCCTGCTTGTCTGGATACATCACTGGCTGATGTTGCTGTTACTGCAACACCTGACTTAATCCACGCCGACATATTCTTTGGTGCTACTTGCGGTCTGTCCACAACTGTGGTTGTCATTGTTGTCTCCTTTATAGATACTGACTTATGGATGCATAAGTCGCTGTGTTTACAGTTTCATCTTCGCACATACGAAGAAGTCTTATTGCGCTTTCCATTTCTTCTTTCTGTTGTTCATACTGCCATTCTGCCATCTGTTCTTTACCCTCAAACTTAGGTTCTTCAGGTAATGTAAGGCTGCCAGCAGATAGATTAAAGTCTACGCTAATAGTGCCATTGTATCTAGTAGTTATATTGCAGTACTCTGCTTTATTAATTAGAGGCAAAGTAAGTTTAAGAACTTTCTTATGCCAGTCTGACTTTTGTTTTTCATAGTCAGCATCTAGTTTCTTTCCTATTTGATAATCTGTTTCTAGTTTATTAAGACTTTTTTCAAGAGCCTCAATTACTTTTAATCTAGGAACATTTACTTTTATTCCTTTACCTTGTCTTGCCATTGCTGTCTCCTTTGTTTTGTTAGTGTCCCGTGTTCGCTGGTAGCGGGACAACCCACCGTCCAAATCGCTTTTGCAAGCGGTGCGAATCCACGATTACGCTGGTTAGACCTGCATCTCTCGTGGAAATCTAATACCACTTATGCTTGCGCCAATGAGCCCAAGCAACTGATGGTTTGCCATACCGATGTTGTATGTATGCCAAGCCACGAGCAATCTGCTCGGGCGCAGGCGTATTAGGTTTCATCTTCAGCAATTGTGGTATACCAAATGCTGTTGACTTAGGGTTGTCTGCAGTGTGGTCCCACGCAGATTCTTTACCCCAAAGTTTGAGCAGTGCTTTGTATTCTGAATGACCCCACGTCTCATACTGTGCTGAGATGAGAGCCTTCGCATAGGATTTGCTCAATGACTTTGTCCAGCGTATCTCCTTCTTTGTTAAGGGCTTGTTCTCGTCCCTGTGCTTGAGCCTGTCGGCTACTGCTATTGCATACGACTGACTCGGAAATAGCACTGACGATAGAGTCAATGCCCAACTGAATAGCCCTGCTAACTTGCGCTTCATTTAGTACTCCATCTGTATAGGCAATAGCCAATTGCAATGAGGTATAGCCAGGTGATTGCTGTTGAGATGTGCGGAATGATAACTTCATTCATAGTCCTCTCCTAGTTCTTTTAGTATACCGTCAAGTATATTTCTTACTAGTATCCACTGTCGTTCGTCTTGTTCCCAAGACTTGCTATAGAAATAACGTACCCAATAGTCGGCGCTATCTCTGTGCCTCTGAACTATCTGCAAGGCTCTGGTTGTATCTGGCTGCCAAGTCGTCAAGGGTTTCATTGAACTTGTTTACCTCCCATATCAGTTCGTCTAGCCACTTGTTAATATCCTGTAGTTCTTTGAGTAGGCTCATACATATTTTCCTATCACATCGTTGGTGTGTCCTGCTTTTAAACCATATTCTTCTTCAAGAACTCGGGCATAGATAGCCTTGAATTCTTCTGGTCTTTTCTTGGCTAGGACTCTAAGTGCTATGCCATAGGCTTTAGTTCGCTTTTGTACTACTGACATTTCTTTAGCCATTGTTAGACTCCCATCTTTGCAAACGCACAGGTCTGGT